AAAAAGTTGACACCCTTTTTACCTTTCTTCATTACCAGAGTTTCCGGTAGCGAATCTAAAATCAATTGTTCAATTTCTGGATCAGGCGTATCGATATCTATACAGATAACACCTGACGGTTCACCACAAAGAAGTCCCATATTACACGGGGCCATCTTTATTAGTTTATTATTTTTGGTTTCGTAAACCGCTTCAGTGTACGGTTTGTCAGCGGCAGTATCCTGCCAGCCTTCAATGATTGGACGTTTTCCAAAGAGAGGGGTGACTGCATAACCTCGCGCTTTATAGGGCGCTATATGTTTTAGATACATTAAAATTTCTCCAACTAATTGTGCGGTTCGTGTAGTTTAAGTTTGTCAGCTAGAAAGTCAACAGGTATAATTCACATGCTCACTGCGCTATTAGTAAGTTCCAGTACTTAGATTTCTCCTTGCGGTGGATTTATTTTCTTACGGTAGTTCAGTGGGCACCCTCTTGACAAACCCCGCGCCATTCAATTACGGTAGTTTCTGCAAGGAGATATTAATGAGTTTTGACGGTAGTTCATACACCGACGATCATCGTCCGGTAAATCACCCCCACAATAAATTTGTACCTCTTGGGAAACGTATCCTTATAGAGAAAGTTTTAGAAGCTGCTAGCGGTAAGATTATTTTACCTGACGGTTTTAATAATACTACTGACTCTTGGTATGGTGTTGTTAAAAGAGTTGGGAACCGTGCAAATTGGGAACTCATCGGAAAGAAAGTTGTAGTGTCGAAACATTACTGTCGTCAGTTATCTTTTACTGACGGTGAATTTTACTTAATGGAACAAGACCATATATTAGCGGAGATAGGATGAATATTATTGGAGACGTGGCAGGACGGTTTAAAGAATTACAATTACTGATGGCTAAAATGCCTAAAGATGATTATATATTCGTTGGAGACCTTAACGATAGAGGCACTGAAACACCTGAAGTCATTCAGTGGGTAATGGACAATGCTAAATGCGTTCAGTCTAACCACGGAGATATGTTCGTTGACTATGTTGAAAAAACTAATCTTTACCAGCAGGGTATATTCACTTGGAACGGTGGGACTAAAACACTTAATTCATACCTTGGTGTAAGTACTTTACCTGTTCATATTGAATGGTTAAAAAATCTTCCTTATTACTACGAGGAAGAGGGACTTCTGGTTACTCATGCCGCTCTTGATCCTGACCAAACCTTAGAATCAGCTAGTAAAAGAGGGGCCGGAATGAGGGCGCCTGCTTCTTTACTATGGAACAGGGGCTTACCTGAAGAGATAAAAGGGAAGATTCAGATTTTTGGTCACAATAGTCATTGGGGATTGAGATATTTCGGCGGCATAATAAAACCATGGGCCATATGTATTGACCAATCAGGCGACGGGATTTTAACAGGCATCCATTACCCTAGCTTAGAAGTTTTCACCCAAGAATATTTACCCGAATACACTCAACCAATACACGCTCCTATTGAAGGAGTTAAAAATGATACAAACTTGTGAATGTGGTACAGAATTTATAACGGAGGCTGATCCTTATGTAATATTACCTACTATGGGTGGGCCTGTTACGAATTGTGGGTGTCACTTTACTACCCCCGCACCAGATAGAATCAAACCCCTGAAGAAATTCGACGACGAAACTGCAATGAACGAAATTGCAAATCAAGGTCAGGATCTCACCCCGATCCACGTGATCTCCATGATGATAGCTCGAATGCATGAGTATTATAATGAGGAACATAAGAAGTTTGTAAGACAGATCCACGGGTTTCGTAATGATCCGGTCTGGTTAAATAAAATTATTCAAAATCAATTGAAATCAAAATTCAACCCCGAGACGAATAGTTTTGAGGTCGTTGAAAAGCATCCTTTGGAGATATGAGATGGGAATTTTACGTGCAAAAATAGAAAAAACAATGGCAAAAATGTTTGAGGGTGAGGATAAAAAAACAGGGATTTACCCTACTACGGTAGCGTATAATGAGTTATTAGAAATCTGTCATTGCGCAAAAATAGAAGGAGTGGGTTGGATGTACGCGGAAGCCTGTATTGTAAACGATAGGGGTGACGACATTAGGAAAACCACTGTCCCTGATTTACTAGATAGGGCCAATGACCAGTTAAAGGAAAACTAATGGAAACCAAAATCATAATGCTCTCTGGAAAACAGGGATCAGGAAAAGACACAATCGCCGATACCATTGCTGAATTTGTTCAGTGTAATAAGAGTATCTACGTTGTGAAGTTAAAATTTGCTTCTACTATCTACGAGATGCATGACGCTTGTCTTAAGATTTTGGAGAGTCGTAATATTTTTCGCCCCGAAGTAAAAAAAGACGGACCTCTTCTTCAGCTTCTTGGAACTGAATGGGGAAGACTAACCATCGACAAAAATATTTGGGTGGAATGTTTACAAGGGGAAATCAATAATGAAATTAAGAAAATGGGGAATACCCAATGTAAAACACTTTACATATTCATTACTGACTGTCGTTTTCCTAACGAGTTTGATGGTGTTACGGATGCATACAGGGTCCGCCTTGAGTGCGACCGAGAAATTCGAAAAAGTAGAGCAGACGGTTGGAGAGAATCCGATACCCATCTGTCAGAAACAGCACTTGACGAATATTCAGCAGCAGGAAAATTTGACCTTACTCTGGATACCTATGCTCTGGGAAAAGCCTCATGTGCAAAAATTATCCTTAATAAAATTCGGGACGACTGGAAAGGCGCAAGGAGTAGATGTGGAAGCTAGAACTGAAGTTTATATTTTTGATAAAGAACAAGAGGGGAACCTAGGGTTTCGACTCTCCCATGACGAATTTAAGTGTAAGTGCGATAACAAGCGCTGCAATTTTACGTTAATTAACCGGAAGCTTTTAACCCGCTGGTACGCACTAAGAAAAGCGGTAGACAGTACGTTAAATGTTAATTCGGGATACCGCTGCCAATCTCATAATGACGAAGTAGGTGGGACGGATAAGAGCTATCACCAAACTGGTTCTGCGGTCGATATTTCTTATAAACACCATGGGGAAGAGTTCCGAAAAACTATAATCGCAGAAGCAAAGAACTATTTCGATTACGTTAAAGATTACCCCGATCAAGAATTTGTTCACTGTCACGTTTTACCTACGGAGTAATTATGCACTTTTTTACATTACTTGGATTTGGTATATCTGCATGTTTTGCCTTAGTATTACTGTGGTTAATCTTTGCGGTATTAGCAGGGTACTCATTACAACTAGGTGTAAAACGTAGGTTGCGTTATTTATCTGAGGATGAATTGAGAAAACTACGCCACCTTATTGAAAGAGAAGAAATGGTACGTCAAGAATGAGTAAATTTCCAAACGACCTTACTACTTTATGGAACCACCAAGAGATGGGTTTCCAAAGAGCAAAGGATCTTAGCGAATTTGGTTTCTTGTTCGACGTTGGTACAGGGAAAACTTTAACCTGCATCACTACGATCCGTTATCGTTATGCAATGGCACAAGGGATGGTATCTACTCTGATCCTAGGTCCGGTAATCACACTGGCCAACTGGAAACGAGAGTTTGGGATCTTTTCAAAAACACCAGAAGAGAAAGTCATAATTCTTATAGGCCCTGTGGTTAAGAGAATGAAGACCGCTGAGAAAGCTATAAAAAAATACGGTCCCTGTGTTTTCATTACAAACTACGATGCCATAGGTAGAAGTAAAGAGTTTGCAATGTTTATTCAGAAGATAATCAAGCCAGTGATTTTGGTCCTTGATGAATCTCACCGCTGCAAGACTCACAACACCAACACTACAAAACGAATCAACACCATAGCTGACCTTACAGATTTTCGTTATATAATGACGGGTACGTTTATCACCAACAGCCCTTTTGATGCCTATTCGCAATTCAGAATTTTGGACAAGGGTAAATCCTTTGGGAGGAATTTCTCAAGGTTCCAGAATAAATATTTCTTTGATGCGAATTACGGTATGCCAAAGGATAAGTACTTTCCTGATTGGAAAATTAGGAAGGGTGCTTACGAAGAAATGAGTACCATCATTGAGCAGAAAACAATGAAGGCCCTGAAGGAAGAGTGTATCGATTTACCTGAGCTGGTAAAAAAGAACATCATGATCGATATGACCCCTGAGCAAAAGAAAGCTTATAAGGAAATGAAGAAGAACCTTATAACTTATGTTGGGGAAGAAGCGGTTACAGCAGATATGGCGCTGGTAAAAATGCTGAGACTAGCGCAAATTTCTTCAGGGTTTGTTAAGACAGAAGATGGCAACATCAGGAGATTAAAGAATGAAAAAGAGAAAGTCCTCAAGGAATTACTTTTCGACCTCTGCGTTGAAGGAAAGGGAAAAGTTATCGTCTGGGCAGTCTTCCACGAAAACTACAAACAGATTCGGGAAGTTTGCGACAAACTCAAACTCAAATACGTGGAAGGACATGGGCTTATCGGTACTCAACAGAAGTACGATAATATTGATGCTTTTAATGAGGATGATAGTATCTCCGTTTGTATTGGCCATCCTAAGTCTTTGGGGATTGGTGTTAATATTATTGCGGCTGGAACTTGTATATATTTCTCTAGGGATTTCTCTCTTGAGGCCCGCTTACAAAGCGAGGCTAGGAATTACCGTGGGGGAAGTATCAAGCTACACTCAAAGATTACTCAAATTGACCTTACGAGTCGAGACTCTATTGACGAAACGATTGACGAAGCACTGGCAAATAAACTAACTACGGCAGAAGAGATATTAAAGCTTGTCAAAACTTCTTTCTAGTGAGAAAGTGCCGTACCGCAAACTTAGGAGAAATCTATGTCAGAAATGCAAATCGAGGGTAACTTTAACGACTACATTGAAAGTCTTAAAGCACTCGATAAAGACAAAATCACTGTAGCTGTTCTAGATCAAGCCGTTGTAAACTGCTTTATTCGTAGAGCGGAACACGTAGCGCAGAAGAAATACACTACCGAAATCTGGAACGAGGTTGAAGAAATCCAGACCGCTGTAGGTGTCATGTATGAAAAGCTAGATATTAAAAAACACAGTTCCAAACTTGGAACACTTTCCATGTCACTGGTCGAAGGTTACGCCCTTCCTAAAGACGATGAATCGAGAGAACAGTTCTTTGCTTATATGAAAGAGCGTGGTGTTTTTAACACAATGATTACCGTTAACGCTGCTACCCTTAATACGTTTGTTAAGGATGAAGTTGAGATGAAAGAAACTGAAGGGGAGTTTGATTTTGTTCCTGATGGGATAATGAGAAAAGACCCCCAATTAAAATATTCCATGAGGAAATAATGGACTTTCTAGTTAAGGGTAAGAACACCTACGAATTTAAAGAAGAGTTAAAGTCTTGGGGTTGTTTCTGGAACGCTGAGAAAAAAATGTGGGAAGTTCAAGGAACAGATAAAGATGACGTAGTTTATAAAGCTATAAAACGGTTAGGGTTTCAACTTATACCAAGAGAACTAACCCCTGAAGCACAACAAATTCAAGATATTTTAAAAGATTTCTGAGGAGAAATTATGAATGCAAAAACAGACGTAGCAAAAACAAAAGGAACCGAAGTATCGACTGATGTTATTGGGGGAATCGCTGATGACTTCTCTAATGATGATGTTCAACAGGGTAGACTTACCCTTATGCAATCTAACTCAACTTTCGTTGAAGAAGATCGCTGTAAGAAGGGTACGGTTGTAAACCTGTTAGACCCCGAGACAGAACTCGCTTGGAAGGGTGATAAGGAAAGAGAGGAGAAACCTCTTGAATTTATGATCGTAGGAATCATGAAGTACTGGGTTGTTAAAGACGCTGATACTGAAGACTTCGTTACGAAATTCGCAGGTGCTAACGCCAACGAATTGAAATGGGAAGAGAATGTAGACGGTAGAAACTTGGAAAGAACTTTCCATTTTTCTTATGTTGTTCTTCTTGTTGACGAGATTAAAGAAGGGATCGAAATGCCTTACGAACTGGCCTTCCGTTCTACTGCTGTAAAGGAAACTCGTAAGCTTAATTCTTTGATTCAAAGAATGGCAGCTAAGAATATTTCTTCACATCAGAAAACTTTCCTCGCTAAAGTTGGGGATCGTAAAAACGCTAAAGGAAAAACTTGGTTTGGTTTTGATCTTACAGTAGGGCGAGATTCGTCTGAAACAGAACAGTCTTGCGTAGCTGAATACTACAAGCAGTTCAACGAGACAAAAGCAAATTACATGGCAACACAGGAAGGCGCGGCAGCTCCTACCGAAGATGAGGCCACAGACGAGCAAGTAAACGCATCTCAATATTAGGGATACGAGAGCTGGTTCTCTGAAGGTGCCGCTTTCTTAAATGTACTTCAGACATACTACCGTGCCTATTGGATGGGTATTTCCACCAGAGGCACGGTCCCTAATTAGTGAGGCTAGAATGGGAACTTTAATACTAGGTTACGACCTTGAAACCGGAGCGTCTTTCGACACTCCAAAAGATCAGAACTTTATTACAGAAATTGGCGCTGTCCTTTGGGACGTTGATGCTGGGATGCCTGTTAAGATTTACAACACACTTATTAACAACCCCAATAAAACCATTAGTGATGACTGTATTCAGTACACAGGTATTACTGACCATCAGTGTGATAAATTCGGGGTTCCTTTAGGTGTGGCTATTAAGGAGTTCGAATGCATGATGGATCTGGCCGATTATTCTATGGCCCACAACGGCCGTAATTTTGATGAAGAAGTTTTAAAAGGTGTTTACCACCGAGAAGAAGCTTTCCCATCGTTCACCCCGAAGCCGTTGATCGACACTATGACAGATCTTCCTTTTCCAGCTAACTGTAAAAGTAGGAACCTAACTTACCTAGCAGGATTTCACCTGATCTTAAACTCCTTCCCCCACAGAGCGGTGACCGACGTTCTGACAATGCTGGCAGTATTTAATAAATACGACTGGATGGAAGTTGAAGAGATTGTTAATTCCCCTATTGTAACGTATGTTGCTCAATTCAATTATCCAAACGAGAGGAGATTGGGAGCAGGTTTCAAAAAAGCAATGGTTGAGTTTAATGAAATAAAAGACGGGGTTAAAAATCTTGGTTTCAAATGGAACCCTGATACAAAAACTTGGACCCTGCAAACGAGAGAAGCATTAATAAAGGGCGTTGAATTTCCATGCCCTGTTAAAATATTAAATTAAGGAGACAGTAATGCAAAGGATCACAAAAAAGACAGTAGCTAAAACACGACGAGTAAAGACGACTGAAAGAAAGTCATCTCGTATCTACGGTTACACCACGATTAAGAATGAGAAGTTCATTTTAAAAACTGCTAAAAAAGCTAAGGTTACTAAAGCGAACCTGATTCACTTACTGCTTGAAAAAGCTCGTATGGAGAATTGGCAAGTAGAGGGTATTAAAGCTGTAGCGGCAAAAAAGAAGAAGTAATTGATATGGCGTTGATCGTAACTGAACTCAATTTTGATAATGTAATAGAAGCGATTAACGCCGCTCAATTCATTGGTCTGGACTCGGAAACCACCGGACTGTACAAACATCATGGGGATAAGATTTTTTCTTGTTCCGTTTCCACACTTGAAGAAGATTATTATTTTAATTTCAATAAAAACCCTGACCACCTTGGGGTACTTCCTCCCACTGTTTTACCCATATCCCTTATTTGTAAACTCATTTACCCGAGCTACAGTGGGAGGATTTTTCTCATGAACCCTGTATTTGACTTGGGGATGTTTTTCCAAGAAGGGTTCGACGTATCAGAACTAAATATATATGCAGTTGAAGACTTAGCACGAATAGCTTTCAATGATCGCTTCCAAGTTGGAATGGCGGCGCTAGCAAAAGACATTGGCCTCAAGAAAATGGATGAGGTTAAGGCCTACTGTAAGGAGCATAAGCTTTATGAAAAAGTTAAAATTCAGGGAATTAAGACCGAGAAGAAACTCTTCCGATTTGATCTTGTCCCTTTTCCTCTTATCTCTGAGTATGCTTGCGTTGATACTAACGTCACGGTCAGACTAGGGATGCATTACCTGCGTAAAATTATGGCGCAGGATCAGGGGAAAACTGGGATTGGAAGTTTGGGTCATATTGTTCAAACTGGAAAGAAGCTCATTCCTATTCTTTGGAAAATGAAAGAGCGAGGGATAAAGATCGATGTTGAATACTGTACCACCGCCGCGAAGTATTACGCTGAAAGAGCGGAAGAAATTTCTAGAGAGTATACTGACCTCACCGGAATACAGTTTGTTGATTCAGGAAAAAATCACAAAGCTGCGTTTGAAAAGCTTGGTCACAAACACGGCTACACTCCGAAAGGTAATCCCTCTTTCACAGATGAAATGTTGGAGTCTATGGACTACCCCCTTGCCGATGTTATTCGCAGGTGGCGTAAGTTCAATAAGAAGTCATCCTTCTTCTACTCGTACTTATTTCATCGTAGTCCCGATGATATCATTCACGCTAACCTCAATCAATCAGCTACAGTCACGGGACGGTTCAGTTCTAGTGATCCCAACTTACAGCAAGTTCCGAAACGTGGTGAAGATAAATATAAGTATCCCGTTCGCAGGGCGTTTATCCCTAGAGATGGATACACTCTCTTTACTCTAGACTTCGATCAGTTCGAGTACCGTATGATGCTTAACAAAGCTGCGGAGATGGGTATCATCAAGCAGGTATTAGATGGCCTCGATGTTCACACAGCCACTAAGAATCAAATGGAGATTGACGATAGAGACAGTGCCAAGACGATTAACTTCCTGCTCCTTTATGGTGGCGGGATCGCTGTGCTTGCAAGAAAACTTTATAAGACTCACATCCCTGAACACGTTCTAAAGTTGGTTCAGAAATATTCGATGTACGAAGATTTCATGTGGGACAATATCAGGATCGCTAAAGAGTTGAACCTAGAGCTATGGGAAGTTGAGCATGGTGTGAAGATTTTGACTGACGCTAAAGAGCTTCGGGATCTTTACTTTACTAAGCTTCCTAATGTTAAAAAATATATTAAGAGAACAAGCAAAGAAGCTGAACGCGGAAAGTTATATAATTACTTTGGCCGTTGTTATACTTTTAGAAATAAAGACTTCGCATATAAAGCACCTAACTATGAGATCCAAGGCGAGACCGCTGATTGGATCAAACTGGCCATGGTTCAAATTGCCACCTATCTATCAGATAAAGAGGGATACCTACTTCTTCAGGTTCATGATGAATTGATACTAGAAGTAAAGAACGGGCACGAATATGTTGTTGATGAAGTCCGTAAAATTATGGAGAATGTAGCACCTACAAAATACCTACCTTATACGGTGGGAATGGATATAGCTGAGAAATCTTGGTACGACAAAAAGGAGTATAGGCCATGGGATTTGTAACACCTATTTTAAATAACCACGGGATTGAAGAAGTCTCAAAATTTAAGGCAAGGCTTAAAGACATTCAACAAATAGTTGATAGTAAAATCGACGACCCTAGAATTAAAGCAATCGCTACGACTATGTTGGAGGATTTTGCTCTTAGGGTAACCGATGGAATTGCAAAGAGCAAAGCTTGCCACGAAGAAATCCATAAGCATTAGGAGGGAAAAATGCAAAACGAAGAACCAGAAATTAATGAAGAACAAAACGAGATGGATCTAGGTGAGAAAACCACAGATGCAACTAATGAAACTGAAGCGGAACAAGAAGAAGCTGCTATTGAGACTGCTTGGGAAAATGATTCAGCGAATCCTTTTTGTAAGATGTTCTGCTGGGGTGAAGAGAACGTAATGCTTCTCGAAAAGCACAAAAATAATTTCGAGCAGTTGATGTACGACTTCTATCAGAAGTTCCTAGGCTACCCTTTGTGGTCAGTCCACGCTACAGTCACAGATATTAACGAACTGGAAACTACCTCTATTCGTATCTACAATGATTACGTTAAGGCCTGTAGAGAGCAGCAGGATACAACTACTGAAACTCTTTACGCGGTCAAGCTAGTTTTTAAATTAGATACTAGTGGCTAAACAGAAAGAGACCCGATTCTGGATGAGGATCAAGCCCAAGTTGAAAGAGCTTGGGTGGTTTTTTAAGGTACAACTTATTGCTAAGTGGGGAGTGCCTGATGTGATAGGGGTGATAAACGGAAGGTTCGTTGCCCTTGAGCTTAAGAAAGATGCAAAAGGTCATGGGGGAGACGGTGAGAAATTACAACTACACGTCCTCTCCTTGATTGCAAAAAATGGTGGTTACGCTAAAGTTGTATTCCCTGAAAATTGGGGAGAGACTTACGAAGAACTTAAGAGTCTCCAAGCATTGCGATAAATCTCGTACTTGGAGTTTTTGGAAAATGGAAATAGGGATAAATATTTAATGTCAGCTACAGCGTCGAAAGGGATTATGTACCACACATCGAATTTATCTAAGTACACCCCGAAGAAGTCAACCTCGTTTTTGGTGTACTTCTTGGTCTTGTTTCCACCTAACAGAGCGACTTCAAAAGCTGTAACACCTCCTTTTTCTTTTTGCATATTAGTTGACTTTATCTGGACACGGTACATATCATTACCGTTGTCTAGGATAAGATCGTACCTTGATTGGGGATATGTGGGATCGGCAGTAAACAACTTCCGACTTATAGCTTCCTGCTTAAATTTTAATTCAGCTAGGATTCCTTTCCTATTTGACATAACTAACTATACCGGAAAATATTGCCGGATAACAACGGAGTAAAAATGTCGTTTAAATTGACACTAGAACAAATGAATAACCCGCATCTTTTCAACAGTTTACAGCATTTGCTTCAGCAGCAAATGGGAGCGAAAGCTGCTTGGAATATCTCTCGCCTTAATAAGCAATTAGATAAGGCCATGAAGGAAGGGCGTGAAAGCTATATCAAAGGACTCAAGCAATTTGTAGAGCTTGATGATGACGGTGAAATTAAGTGTGCCGTTGTTAAGTCTGATGAAGAAGGTAAGAACATGGGCCTTAAAAAAGGTGACCCTATTAACGGTTCTTACACCATTATCGAAGAGAAGAAGAAAATCTTCGATGCTTGGGTAGCTGAGTATATGCAGATTGAAATCACTATAGAGTCTTACAAGATTCACATGGACGATCTAGCTGACATTCAGGTTTCACCGCAGATTCTTTTAAACCTTGATGATATTGTTATGAGTAAGGAAGATGCTCTTGAACATATCAAGAAAGAGAACGCTGAAAATGTTGAAGAAATTAGACCACACTAAAATAAGGGGGAGTTAATACTCCCCTTTTTTCTTATCGCCTGAACGGTTTTGCATGGTTCCCCAAATAGATTGAGCGGCCATTTGCTTATTGAAATAATCTTTAATGTTTCTTGGAACTCTCGTTCCTGCTTGACGAAATCTTTCAGCTAAGTATTTTTCACCGCGCTTACCTTGAGTTAAGTAGAACCTCCAAGCTTTAGGCCCTAGTCCTAACATCCCTGCAGCAGCACCAATAACTTGTCCAGCTCCTCCACCTAAACCGCCCGCTCCTGTTGCTGCACCTGTCGCCGCTCCTAGAGTTCCCATCGCAATTGTTCTAGTGGTTGAAGTAGATGTACCTGAGACAGGCATAAAATCGGCCTGACTAACTTTAGCGTAAGCTTCAACAATATCTGCTTGCTTGATAATATCAGGATTAATTTTTTCAACAGATCGCTTTAACATCATTTTAGAAGGATTATCTAAAGTTCTTAAAGCATCAAAGGTTTTATTGTAATCAACCTTACCTGAGACAGGATCAACGGTTGTGAACTTTTTTAGGAGTTGTTTGGAACTTAACGCATCTCTATAACGCTCTCTCGTCGCTTTAAATGCTTTACCGTATGCCTTGCCCTTAGATCTTCCGTAAGCATCTAGCGAGTCATCGGTTAGTTTCGCAATTGTTTGGTGGGCATCCCTACCAAATTTGGCCATGTTCTGTGCAGTCTGACTTCCAGTTAGGTTCTTACTTGAGAACTTACTTTCATCTAAAAGCATCTTACCCATGCGCCGAGCTTCATCAAAAGTTACGAAGTTTCTAAACTCTTCCTTAACTTTACCACCACCTTTAGGTGCGGTTTTCTTAATAAAAATATCAGCAAAAGACTCCGCCATCTTATCACCTAGTTCAACTTCCCTAGGAAATTCACTAGCTCTTAACGTATCTATCTGTCGACTAAACCCGTCAACCGCTGTAGTTAGATCAACACGGAAATCATCCCCTGTGGATCTGAGGATAGTCCCCATCTCACTACCAGCTTTTTTAATATTATTTTTGATGGCCATCTCGAAATCCATACCGGACTTCTCAACAGCGTTGAAAAATGTTTCAGGGTTTGCTTTCCATTTATCCATTAAGTCTAAATTAGAAACATAGTCTTTGAAGTTTTTCGATTTCACACCTGAAGTAACTTGCGCAACTTTAGGCAGGAAGCCTCTTGTTATTGATTTATACCCTGTGCCTATAACACCTTTTTGTAGGTTCTCACTTAGTTTTTTAGTCAGTACACCTTCAGCAGCTTCTTTAGCACCAACAGCAGACAAACCTTTTTTAGTCATTTCACGGATGGCCTTGCTTCCACCACCAACTCCGAGGAGCGGGGTTAGCAGCGCACTACCTATACCACGCTTTGCAACGTCACCTAAATCAACACCTTCATTAACTCCGGCGAATTGACCTAGTTTTTGACGTAAAGCTTCTAGAGCTGAAGCACTCATACCAGCACCGGCCATCGCTCCCATGGGTCCAGCAGTTAGACCACCTGCTACAGCAGAACCACCCTCGACCATACCCGAAGCAACATCGTAAGCAATATCTGTAACGTCAGCTAATTCTAATGAGGAAGGATCAAGCTTACGCCAATCCTTTTCGTTCTTACCTTTAAATATAAGGGAACCGTCATTCTCTTCTTCTACTTGAAGGTTAGGGTACTTCTCTTGCATATAAGAAAGACCGCTTCCCTGTGCTAGGTTTTTTACAACCGCCCTGTCCTTCCAAGATACTGCGGGGTGAGCTTCGTCTACCACGTTTTTCTCAGAATCTAGTCCAGCTATTTGCCTCAACTCGGCATCACTCTTTTGAGACAACTCACCTACACCAGCTATTTGCATCAGCTGTTCGTCAGTCATTTTCGACAGATCACGCATCTAATTTTCCTCGCTGTCGTAGAATTTCTCTAGCAGCTTTCTGTTCTTCAGTTAACCCAGTCTTCTTTTTTTCTTTCTGGGTATCCTCGTAAGTTTTAAAGAGTGTACCCTTTACGTCTTTAATTGCATCAGGATAAGTGGCGTTAATATTCATCTTCAACTTATCATAATCAGTGTCCATTGTTTCCATGGTCTGATCTAGCTGATTAAGTGCCGCTGCTTGAGCGCCACCCATGTGAGCAATGTTAGACATTGAACCTTTGAAACCAGTAGTAGGCATAAACCCACTCTCGATAATATCCATATCGGGACCAGTAATGGCACCTAGTTTTGCAGCTTCTTTGTATTGAATATAAATTTGAGACCGGAGGTTATCCATTAGGGATTTAGTTCCGCCCGCAAATTCAGTACCGTGTTTTTTCAACATCGGCCTGTACTGATTAATTAAAGAACGGAGATTAGAAAGGGCCTTAACTTTCTTCCCATCTTCTGATTTATGTAAATCAGTTCCCATCTTAAATTGTTCTTTTTTAGAGTAGCCGCCTACTCCCAATAGTTTATTTTTCAAGGCAGTATCGTTACGCCATTTCTGTGCCATCATTTCTTGGTACTTCATTTGGTTACCAAGAGTGGCCTGAGACCCTAATCCAGCAGAGGCCTGCTGTTCTAAACGACCGGCCAATGATTCTCGGTCACCGGCACTCATAGGTCTTCGATATCCCTTAGATAAATTAGATCCAGTTTCAGAGTCTACGAGAGCGATTAAGGGACTTAAGTCCATTCCCGACTCTGACTCGCGTAAAATCTTTGCGCGATCCTGCTGGTTCTGAATGAGCTTCTCTCTTTGCTTCATGTAGTCCGAGATGGTTTTATCGTACTGACCCTGAAGTTTCGTAACTGACTTTTGAGGAAGCGATGCGTCAGAAGGGAAGGAAGCTAGATCGTCCCCAGATTTTAACGCCATTTGTTGTTTAATATATTCGGGAGGCAGTTTAGTCCCACGTTCAATCGCAGGGGGCAGCCCCCCGTTTCTTATTTGATCGAGTATTGCGTCACTAGGCTTGGGCATATCCATAGATCCCACACTGGCCTGCAAGTTTTGTGGTGGTTGAAGTTCACTAACATATTGACTAGCAAATCGTTCCGGATTTTGTTGGGCCATAAAACGCAGCTCAACTGGATCAGTTTTAGATAGAGGTTTTGGTTGTGATAATTGCGCCCAAAAATTACTAAGTGTTTGGCCTATTCTTTCTTTCGAAAGTGCGCCTGATTGTGGTGCCATTGTTTCTCCTTAGTACATCATCCGTGGGTTTTGCCCACCCATTTTTGACCAGTAAAGTCCACCCTGTCTAGGCTGTTGTACTGTTGCATTAGCTGCTTGTGAATTTCCCATCGGAGTCATCGAACCAGTATTAGGTTGTCCTCCCCCCATTCCGTTAAAAGCACCTGCTTGATTCATCATAGCGCCTGTCATTCCCCATTTTAATCCTGCATCTACAGCACTAGGTTCCTGAACATTCTTACCCTGCATTCCGGTCCACGGTGACCACCTAGTTTTTTCAGCTTCCGCTCGGGCCTGTCTTTTTGCGCGCGGCTTATCAATCAATTCATTTTTCGCGATACCTGCGCCCATCATAGCAAGCATTGGCCAGAAGCCGTCTTGTGATTTAAGGATTAATCCTAGGAAGGTAACGAAGTTATTTAGTAGTTTCATATTTTAATTCCTTAAGCATAGAGATAAAACCGTTGCCGGTACTGACTATATTAAAACCGAAATCGTTAAAAATCCGGACTTTTCGTGTGGTAACCACAGGGTTTTTTACCCAAATATTGCAAGTCATGTGCTTGCAGTTCAATTCTTTAGCAGTTATTTCCGCTAATCTTCCAAGCTCTTGCCCGCCACCAGATTGTCTTTGATCCTTATCAACAAACATATCGGACACAAAAAACTCGCTACTGTTGAGAACTTGGTAAGCAATGAAGCCTTTGCTGGTTTCGATAACGTGCTTATCTTCTTCTTCAATCCAGTATTCCTTAAATCTATTTTGCACTTTCTTCCTCATTAAGCATTACCAGAAGTTCGTCCTGTGAATGCTTCTCACAATCATCATGTTCATGGAGGTCAGCAAAAACCATATCTTTAATTTTCAACCTGTGGTTCTTAGTAGCAGGACTGTAAACAGTCGCCCCTCGTTTTACTTCCACGGCCAACTCGGAATCTTGAACTCTGATCCACTTACCGTTTTCAAGGACAGCGTGACTACCTACTACATTCACTCCACAGTAGCTATAGAAGCTAGGGACAATTGCCTTAACTAAAGCGTAAACCGCTCCACCTAACTCAGTCTCCATCCCTAGGTCTAGATGTTCTACTTTAATTATTCTTTCCCCTGTCAACTCGATAGGAGTTCCAGCGAGGAAACACGAAGAAGATTGTTGAGCATTACCTGTAGCGATAGCGCCTCGGGCCTGCATATCTTCACCGTAGTTAACAGTTCTCTGTGTGTTGATGCCTTGGTAATCTTCTGCAAGTCTGTTGACATTTCTTCCGCCAATTGTTTGTTCTACTTGACCGGTCTGACCTAGAAGCTGATTTTTCATCGCTTCATCTTGCATTGAAATATTTAGATTAGCGTTAGCGTCTTGCGCTCCAATATCTTGACCAACTCTCATTAGTCCTTGAGCGCCTTGTCCTTCCAATCTTTCAGCAGCACCTGAACGTAAACCACCCCTCATAGCTAAATTAGAACGAGCAGAGTTTAGGCCTGATTGGTTTTGCTGTTGGGCCATATCCCTAGCTCTTTGGGTCATTAACCCCTGCTGATCTCTGGCCAAAGCTGCTGCTTCGGTATCACCCTCGGTCATACCTTTATTTCGTAAGGCCTCATACGAAGGCCCCATTGTTTCAGTGAACTGTTCCCCTAACTGACCTTGTTCGGTCTGCATAGTGAGATAGTCTGGGCGCTTAACACCGTACTGGTTCTTACCTCCCCCAACGCGCATAAGCCCTGATTCATCTTTAGTTAGATAATCCCCAGAATCTATCGCATTTCTTAGTTGGTTTTCTATATTCCCTGATAACTGACTACCGTATTGCTGTGCCCATTGTGGCAACGGATCGGCTTGTTGGGGATCTACAACATTACCTTGGTCATCATAGTACTGCTGAATAGGATTACCCTGCTCATCATAATATTGTTGTTCAGTCGGTTGTGGTTGACCCATCACTTTCTCCTTAAGGGTTTTCTTCTATGCCCATTTCCCAGTAGTACGACATATCTTTCTCAATTTCGTTGTCTCCGTCAGGAGTCATATTGGTTAAAGTATTAACCATTTGTTCACTAAAATATTTCAACATACCAAGGGCAGCGGTAAGTCTTGGGTCGCCTTCTTTTTCGTAGCAGCGAACCTTAGCAAACTGAATAACGAAACTAACAAATTCTGGAATATCACAGTAAGAAGAATCATCTTCCATTCTGTTAGCGTTTCTTAAATAAAATAATTGTAGAACGTCGGTTATTGATTTATACGGTTTAGGGATCATGTGGATATAAGGGAACTTTAGAACACCGTTAGCAGCAGAGTCGTTGAAAAGAGCATACTGGTAAACGTCATCCTCTACTAATTCCTCATAAGCTAGTTTTTCAAAAAGAGCTTCAGAGTTCTTAAACCTTTTAATCGTATAAACATCAGTACCGTCATTATAGATTAGGCCACGTATTTTAAGGCCGTAGATATTTGTTGGGAGAGTTACTTCTGTATCATCCTTAACAACACTTAGTTTTTGTCGGGTGAGAAAGTAATCTTCATATAAGGTGTGGATTTGTGCTTCAGCGTCGTCGATAGCCTCGTTGACATAACCTATAAGTTCATCAGGAGTAATAAAAGTTTCTTGTTCGATTCCTAGGTCTCGACGAACTTTTTCTCTGATCTCTTTATATGTCCAATATTTCACGGTAAACTCTCCGTTAGTTCCCAAGTCATGAGAAGGTCGTAATTATCTGGGTCACCAACTGCTGTGTTTAAAAATGTCTTAAAAAATAGAAGTGCTACTTCATTACAGGTCAATGCTTTATAGTTTTTTCCTAGTCTATTGTACGACATAAACCCGAGAAGTTTAAGCGCCAATCCAATTATCTGACCTTTATCGTAGTGCAATCCTTCTATATCTTCCACCCATTCTAGGAACTCCTTACGGGAAGTGTCAACTTCAAAGGTTTTTAAATTAACTAGCCGATAGTCTTGGAAAAAGCTGTAGGTTGTACGGTCTCGAACCCCTTTTGACGTACTATCTAGGCATTTTTCTCTACCAGTTTCGCTCTTAAAAATGAGGCAAAAATGGGAATAGGAGGACCGCCTCCAAGGAGGCATTTTCTGAAAAAGCATTATGACCCAAGCAAAAATTGGGAAACGCATTTTAGGACGTACAGTGCAAACCACTATCTTCATATTTTTATAGTTCCGTTTATGTGTTGTCTTTATGGTTTTGAATAGTTGTAGTTAGTGTAGTTTGTTCCCCCGCAGTTAGTTCTTCTAGGAAGCAAACCAATAATGAGTCACCGTTACAAATAACTTTAAATTTTCTGTTAGGTAAATTCTCTTCTATATCTTTAGCTAAGAATTTCTGATCCCCTTCCTGCCTTATTTCTGCTAATACCAAGGCATCGTCGGACACGTACACTCTAGCTGGATTATTAACATTCCCTCTTTCAAAATTATAATTAAACATTACGAATACCTCATATCAATACCTAAGTATTTCTGGGTTGTCCCTATACCGTTATGGTCAACGTGGATACCCACAAAATCCCCAGCAACTAAACTACTTAATACCCCTGCTAAATCTATTGCTGTTAATAAATTCACTGTGGCAGAATAGGTCGATGTTGTATCACTTTCTTGGTGAGTAGTTCTATCCTCACCTATTGAACCGTAACTAGAGTTTAAGTCTATATCTTGGACAGAAAAAGATCCCGAACTAAACCCAATCAATTCGATAGAAGTTAGTGAGGTAAAATCATGAGGAACTTTGAACGTAAAATAAGATTGGGCAGTAGAACCAGCGGATCTTACAGAATAACCGTCCGAGTTAGCTGTATCAGCACCAGCACTGAAAAATTTATGTTTTGTAGGGGTTCCTCCTGCGGGTGCTGCCCAAGAACCATCGGCCCTTAAGAAATTTATCGTCCCACCACCAAGTTTTTTTAGTAGTCCGTGCCTTCCTGTAGTAGCGTCAAGATCAGTATTATCATCAGGGGTGTCAAGATCATCTAACTTAATAGCGTCAGCACCACCACTGTTATGTGACGATTGGTGAGAGGTAGGTGTACGAGTACCGCTAACATCATCTAGAGTAGCGTCAGAAACTTTTGTATTAAGATTTGCAAGAGTGTCAGCAATATGTTCTCCACCACCTAAAGAGTGGGAAGTAACCGCTAAACTAATTCCCTTCCAAGTAGGAGCAACACTGGTTAAAATATACCAATCAAGAGTATCGGTTTGTTTCGCTAGTTTACCAATGTCTCCAACAACAAAACCGGAAGCCCCTGTTCTAGCAGCGGCATTAGCATATTCGTAAGCGTGAGCAATATGGATGCCCTCGTCTACTGTCTGTTTAGAGTGTTGACCGCTCATTACTATCCTTCAGTGATAAATTCAAAATTATCGTTTAGTAAAATTTCAAAATTATTATTTACCATAACATCATGAGTAGTTGATTCTGCTGTCGTGGTAGTTTCTGATGCAGTTTCAAGTGCATCGATATGTTGTTTTATTCTTTTAAAGTTCTCAAGGATATATCTATCCTTCATCTCTTTCAACATTAATTTAATCACGCATTACCTCCCAAGCTTCCCCCAATATAATCTTGTTGCTGTTGGCCTAGTAGTGCGTATAGGATGGTGAGATTCAGAAGTTTTAAAACCTCGTCTTTTGGAAACCCTTGAATAACCCATTTTTTACCTGCGCCATCAGTGAGGTTTCCAGCGTCATCTTTAACGGTAATTGTATCCACACCTTCTAAGAGAATCTCATACTCTTTAGTGTACCCGTCCTCTTCAAACGCTATAAAGTAACCACCCATTGACTCAGGCCAATCGTTAGCTACGGTATCATCTAATGTTACGGTTTTTGCTGTGGCATCGACTGTTGCAGTATCAAATTCATCACTCTCCGTGATGATTGCATAGTCATTTTTAAGTTGGATTTGGCGGTAGGTACACCTTTGATCGTCACCTGCGAACCTACGCATTTCCTCGATATAGCCTGCTGTTCCCCAGACAAATTCATCACCCCCCCATTTAAACAGTGGGTCTCCCCAGATAAAGTTACCTCTCCAACGTATAGCGGTTATTTCCCGCTCCCGTGTTCCTATATCGGTGATAGATACAGGTTGAAGAGAAAGGTTCGATATATTATCGCATTGAATGATTATTTTAGGGTTAAATTTTCTATATTTTATTTCATTAAATGAAGTCGCCACTGTAATAAAATCATACAGAATCGCTTCTCTAAACCAATCGGCAGGAACTTTGGTTAAATCGATTTTAGGGTGTGACAAAAGATCAGCACTGTGAGTGAAAATAAACCCACGCTTATCACCCCTTAACATAACACCATCTTTAAAAACCATACAAGATGGAGCATAAGAATCTTGGTTTCCACCTGTTGTAAAACTAGAATCTGGGCGCATCCCGTAGCGGGTGTCCAGAATATAACTAAAGTCAACATCATCAGAAGGAGATTCGGAGGACTGTACCGACCACCAAACTTTACCTTCTATACTGTCGTATGTTCCAAAAATTCTTTGTTTTTGTAAATCAGTTTTAACGAACGCCTTATAGGTTTTATTGAAGCCATCACTTATTTTAAAAGTGTCGAAACCATCAGTGAAAGTAAAACCTTCCTGACTAGCGAAAACAACACCGTTCTGAGTTTGAGTAATTGATCCTTGGGAGATGCACCCATAAGTATCAGAAATTTTCTGATAGGTGGGAAGTCCTCCACCAAGTTCGTCAAAAAGTCCATCGACTCTGTAGATAGACCGCTTACATAAAACAATGACTCTATCTAGGTATGAACTAACACCTAGAATTTCATCATCTAGGTCAAGGAAGTTTAAGCTTGGGACAGAATCGGGGTCATCGACTTTAGATTGGTAAAGCCTGTTTTTTATAATTTCGGTTCCGATTTTTACGTTACCGTACCAACCTACACCATTGGCCACATGAACTGATTTAGATAGTGGTGGTTCGTTATTTTCTAAGACCCCGCCATCCGTATAAATAAGGGAATTGCCAATAAGAGTACCATCACCCAACGAATCATTATATACTGTCGTTCCATTTGTGACTTCACCAACGTAGTATAGCGTTTGCGCATTGGCTTCAGTTCTGTAGATTCGTACTTTAACATTAGTAATATCCCTGTTGAAACCACCCGTGTTGTCTAGGATCGGGATGGCAGTTATCGAGACGCTGTTAGCATCAGGAGAATCAATATCAGTAATATTTACTAGAGTAGTTGGTCCGTGATCTTCGAAAGTTACTGTCCCTACTTTATAAGAGTAGAAGTAGTAAAAAGCGTAGATATAACTATTTCCCCCGCCTGATGTTCCCGCTAAAATGGGATCACTAGCTAGGTCAGGAAGTCCACCTGATCTGAGTTGGAGTGTTCCAACATCATCTTTATATATTTTAATAGCTGGGGAGTATTCATCATTTGTAAGAAAAAGATGATCGTTCCAGCGTGATTTCGAAACGACAGAGTTTGCATCCCCTGCGCTAAAAGCAGAACCACCTGTAGGCCCTAGGATCGGGGTCCAGAAGGTACCGTTCTCTCGATAGACAGTTGTATTGGCTTGAACTAAAAGGTCGTCATTAAGATAAATTAAGTCCCCTATACGGTTATTTCCAAGGGGTATTTGAGGCTTATCAGAGTCGTAAAAATCAGATCCCTCTATAGGGGTCAGTTTTCTGTTCTCCGTGATAGTGAAATTATTTGCGATGTTATACTTATTTAAAGGAGCATCTACGAAATTGTCTGTGATGCCGCCAGAGAAATCATCAAATAGTAGTGGGTTCGTTTGAAGCATTTAAGTCCCTACACATAAAGTACATTTAGATCGACTGTATTATCGTTACAGTAAACGTAAAACTGAGACACACCAATTTTCTCGGTGTCGAGGTAAAGTCTATCACCATTTGCTGAGTTTCTAAATACCACTTCATAGCTCTCGTAAGCTAGGCCCCCAACAACTGAAACTGCTTGCCTATAGATTCCATTGCCAACAGAGGCCCATCCAGCACTTGAAACTGCTTGATTGGAGTGTAAAAGAGCGGCAGAACCAAGTTTAGTCGAGTCTACGCCTTCGTGACTATGGTCATTGATTTGTTGCCAGTTTGCTTCCATGGCATCGAAGTGTTGTTGACCTTTGTCGCCATCTTGAGGCTTTATGATTCCATAAGATAAAGTTATCATCGTCGTCTCTCACACCTTTTAAGTTTCCGCTTCATTGTCTCATACTCTTCCATTATTTTCAGAACAGCAATTTCCATTTTTTCACGGTCACTAGGGTTAGTACACATATAGCCCCGAGATTCTTCTAATTCCATTTCCACTTCGCGGTCAGGATCGTCCTCGTCGAGAGCGGTATTAATACAGAACATTGAATCAGTTAACTGAATACAATCTTGTATTTTGGGAAGCTCTAAATGCTTACAGCTACTTGCCGCCCAAATTATGAAAACGACGCAAAAGATTTTTGAGGTTTTCATCGTTTTGTTCTTCCTTTGGTTTCTGCCGTTCTACATTTATTTGTTGAGTGACTTTCTCTTTAACTTTTTGTTTCTTCTCGTAGTGCTTATGGATACGAGATTCTTGGAATTGCTCCCAAGCAACGTCTACAAATTTAAAAATGGAAGCGACCACTTTGATCGCCTCCAAGATTGATTTTAAATAAGCTAACACTAAAGAACCTTAACGAAAGCTAGAAGGGCAAGCGCAGCGGCCAATCCTTTTTCAACTTTCTCCATTAGTTCCTCTGAATCTACAGCGTCACCTAAATGAGCGGCAGATACAGTAAGAAGTCGTTTAACTTCCTCAGTATCCAAATCTTTCAACTCAGCAGGCACCTCACCAACTTCGTCAAACGCTGGACCGAAATGAGGGAAAAGTTGAGTTAGAAGCACTAGATCAGCCGACGAGAATTTCCCATCATTTTTCTTAGCTTGCTTCAGAACTTTTCCTAGGCCAAAGACAAGGGCCAACACTTCTTCAGTATTTTTGGTTCCTTTCTTTACCTCGTTTTTCGCTTCAGCGTTTTCAACTTTTTCTTCAAACGAAGGTTCTGATTGCGCATCAGAGCTATCTTCACTTGCAGCAGAATCTTCTGGAACCACAGGGGCACCTTGTTCTTCAACTTCTTCATTTGCGTTTTCTTCACTCACAGTTTACTCCTTATTAGTTTTACGTGGTGGCACTATCACGTTATTTTTCTTAATCAACAACCAATGTATGTCGTAGATTTTTTTATCATACTCTTTATCAACTTCGTCGATCTTCTTCGCATTCCTTTTGGACCTTGAAATTGTATCATTCATTTCTGAACCAAAACTCCATGTAAACCCTAGCACAGCTAGAACTATAGGCACCAAAAGGCACGAAGCAATAAATTTTCTCGGCTTAGTTGATAGCATTAGCACTCAAATAGGTTAATAGTTCATCTTTCATAGCTTGGGTAACAACCACTCCATCAGGAGTAGACGCTGCTAATTTAACTTTAAATTTAGCTGGTCTGTAGTCGTTAAGGTCACCGAACAAATCAGCGTGACTAGCTTTTTGCTGGTCTTTTTGAGAAGTACTGAGACCATTCTTTAGGTTGTGTTTAATAACAATCTTCACACACATGTTGACAATATCTACAACCTTACTAGCGTATTCATCAAACTTCTGATCTTCAATAACATCCTGAAAATCAACGTCAGCAGATTCAAGAGCATCCAACATATCGTTGTTATCTTCTAAAATAATTCGTTCTAGTTCTTTAGCTGGGTTTCTTACGTTAAATCCTGCTTGTAGGAACGCCCCATGAACATCATTAAGAGCTTCGAAACGATCTTTAATAGCTTCTACTCTAGCTAGTTCATCTAAACGGGCTTGCTCGTATTCCGTTAGCTCTTGCTTATAGGCCACAAGTTCCGCATCCATTAACTCTTTAGATGGTTTAACTAAAGAAGGATGGCACAAAATCCTATCGTAAAAAGAAAGTGTTTCATTTTCATGTAGTCCGTAATTTACTTCACCGCGAGGAACCACAGAGGTATCTAAGATTCTATCTAGTAGAACCGTGTAAGTACTCTCAAAAGTCAGAGCGTTGATTTCTTCAAAATTCATATTTACCTCAGTTTAGTAAACTTTCCTTGTGTGTAAACTTCATTATCTACTGTAAAACCAACAGCGAAACCAAAACCTACTGAAGCCACAGTGGCATCACAACGATGTTGAATCTCGAAAGTGGTTTGTTTTGTTATTGTAAACTTGCCTCTACCCACCGATAAAGTGGTAGAACCCGGACTTGCGTTACTATAAATTGCCGATGCTTCGCCTACTGTTACCCCGTCTGTAATATTTCTTAGTCGTGCCGAGTGATATGTAACACGACAAGCTGGGGCGTGAAAATCGTAACTATATTCCCCTGCTTCTAAAGTGAATTGGTTGGCGCTCAGAGTACCAATTTCAGAGTCCCCTTCTACATCATTTAAAACTCTGGTTCTCCAATCTCCCGTCGTGAATGTTCCACCGTGGGTGTTGTTTGCTTTCTTATCTGTAAAAATAATAGTTTTTGGAATAGGTACCTGAGCTTCAAGCAATGCACTCTTTACATCAGTACCTTGGCGGTCAATAGTGACACCGAAAGGCCTGTCCTCAGAGGAACTACCCGCTATTTCTGTGTTAGCAACAAACCCTGAAGTAGTGATTGATGTAGGGGTTCCTAGTCGTCCAGAAGCCTCACAGTCTATAATTACTTTCGGAGCAACAGTAAAAAATCCTGCTGTGAAAGTAACTGTTACAACACCAGCACTATCTCTGTTAACACTCGCTATAGCATCTTCCCCAGCAGCGTTCTTTCTTCCTTGGGAAGTAATAGTAGCTGAACCGCTGTTAGCAATTCTGGCAGAAAAACTGTTTGCAGTATCACTAGCTGGACTAGTTACGTGCGACGCTTTAGATAGTAGGGAACAAGTAAGAGAAGGCCTAGTACCTGATGCGCCTGCTACGTTTGTTTGAACACGAATTATATCCCCAACTACAACAGGGAATGTTGCACTTAAATCTGCAACCCCTGATAACCCGTGCTGGGCATATACCTCTAGTTGAGCAGGAAGTCCTATTGTGGGGGTGGTGGCGTTTTTTGTAATAGTCGCGGTACCGCCAATTTGTCCCTGACAGTTGATACTAAAAAGACCGTCTTTAAGTATTGTGATTAATGAACCATTTGTGTTGTTAACAGATAGTCCGTTTCCTGTTACTTCTAAAACATCATCATACTGTACAGTAGCGGCCTCGTTTCCCGATCCCCTTACGTCAGTGGTCAGGTCTTGAAGGCGTATTGTAGAAAACTCTACTAAATCTTTATAAACGAATGGGTTAGTACTTACTTCAAGTTCATCAAGAACTAAAATCTTCCCACTATTACCAACCTTAACAAACGCACCTAAGCGAATGTCAGTAGCGGCAGAAGGAATGAAAACAGAAGTACTGTACCTAGTGTTACCCCCCTCTGTTTCGAAAGTGTCTAAATCACTCGTAAGGATTGAACTGTCCTGAACATTATAAAGAACAAGCTGAATATCTCCAGCGTCACCATCATAGGTGTAGTAACCAGTGATACCAACGTACTGTCCTTTTTGTTTCGATTCAAGAGTATGGGCAGGCATTGCAAAATAGTCATTTGTACTAGCAGCGCCCATTGTATATTTTAATGACCGAGTACCCGCAATAGGTGCCCCTGTTTCATCAGCGAGAGTACCGTTTAGAACTCCACCACCCAAGAAGGCAGCGTTGTTACCAGTGGAGGCATCAGCCGCGTTGTTTGTCTGAAAATCTTCGATTAGGAAAACGTCTAGTCCTCCACCACCTGAACCAATTTGTTGTTCGTTACCTTCTTCATCGAGTAGGTAGGCTTTACGATCTGCTTTTACATAGAGTAAGGCGTTTCCTGCTGCGGGGTTTGAAGGAGTGGTTTGGTGAGGGAATAAAATAGTTGGAAGCGCCTTATTAGTTAGTGTTTGCGCCTCTGCTAAAAGAGCAACAGTATCCGTTGCTGCTGGAAAAGTAATTGTCTCAACACCATCGGGTGAGAGGTTACCCATTATGTTTCCAGTTAAAGTTTTATTAGTAAGTGTTTGGGTGTCGTTCTGAGAAACAATAACTCGGACAGCCCCGTTGTAAAATCTCAAATTATTAGCGACAGTATCATACCAGAAGCGACCATTTATGAGGCCTGTGCCTGTAGGATCAGCGGCTAAAAGCTCTGCTTGCGCTCGTTCTAATTGACCGTATACTTTCAAAACTGACTCCTTACTCTATTACAATCAGACGATAAGATCCTGATGGTAACGGTATGTTTGTTGTTATCCGAATATCTGTAGCGTTGAGTGCTTCTAGTTTACAGTATATTCTCTCAAAATTGTTCGCGTTGTCTAGTAATTGTACCTGCGCATTACGAGCATCCTGAATATTTGCCGAAACGTCTACAGTTTTAGTTAGATCGACACCATTAAATGCCTGATCCGCTAAAAACTTTCCAATTCCCGCGATGATAAATTGACTACCATTGTCAACATATATCTTGTTATTATCAGTGGCGAAAAGTATTCGCCCAACATTCTGTGCGCTAGAAGAAGGTAGGGTGCCCGAAGTAAAATTTTCTAAACGCATCCCTTTAAATTCACCCTTCGTATAAACATCACGAAAAAAGTGAGTAGCATCTCCCAAGTCCGTACCAGACCAACCACCAGAATAGCTGGCCGTTGTGAACGGGATTAAATTATCTTTCGTCTGAACGGAACCTTTCGTTACGTCAGAGGTTGATTGTAAAATGAGGCCATCAGAAGCATCCGTGCCGCCAATGACCTCTTGGCCACCACTCCTACCAAGTAGGAGAGTATACTGAGTATGGTCATCATCCCCGAGACCAGAGATAGATCCGTGATCTACTTCTATGTCCGGTGCTGAAGAGTTCCATTTGGAACCATCATAGAATAATGCGTGACCAGAGGCAGCTCCAACAAGAGCATCTCTAAACGATAATAGCGTGGCCATCGCGATAGAATTAGTTCCATCACTGATGCCTGTTTGTAAAAACAAATCTCCGAATCTCTGAGTAGCGTTACCTAAATCGGCAACACCATCAGTTAGAGACCTTAGCGTTTTATCTACAACTACATTACCTGTTCCATCAGGTGAAAATTGGATGTTTCCATTTGTATTTGTACTAGCGACTGAATTTCCATCAAGCCGTAAGTTATCAACCTCAAAGAGTGTTACTCCCGTTAAAGCATCAAGCGCACTTAGAGTGACTCCTGATGACGAGAACAAACCGCCTGACCGCGGTACGATCAGACGGTCGTCTGTGAGGCCAGAATGGGTAAGCTTCGGCAGAAGTACTGTACCCGTCCCATTTGGTGTAAGTGATATGTTTCCGTTCACATCGGTGGAAACAATAGCATTCCCAGATAGCGCAAGATTCCCTACGTCTACTCTGGTTAGTCCAGTTAATTGATCTAGGTCGTCGAGAGTTACTCCCGACTCTTGGATGGCATCTCCACCAACTCCATTCGATCTAATTAAGCGGTTATCATTCGTGCTGGTAAACTCTAGGCCAACTAATTTCTCAGTTCCAGCAGAGGTTAATCTGTAGAGCTTGTCATCGGCTTTAAAATAAAGAGAGTTGTAACCAGCTGCAGGATTTGCCGGTGTTGTTATTTCTGCTAACACTAACCGACTATTTAAAGTCCCTACTACGCCCGTAATATTTCCTGTAGTAGTAAGGTGTTCATCATCAAAATCAATCGTTCCAGTGGAACTTAGAATTTGATTAGTAGAAAGAGTAAGATTAGCGACAAGAAGAGACGTGGCAAAATAGCCCGTTCTAAATTTCTCGGTCGCAGTACCAAGATCAAACACAGAATCAGCGTAAGGTCTAACATGATCGTCGAACTGAATAAATCCAGAATGTACTCCAACAGCATCTCCCGAGTTCGCTCGGAGAGTCATGTGCTGGTTAGCTAGGTCACCACCGTAAAAAGTCTGACCGCCGTCAACCCCAGTTAACGGAGTTCCCCCTGAATCTATGTCAGAGTTTCCTTGTTTATAAACGTAAGTGTCTTGGGTTTGTATTAGAAAATTAGAGAGGATAGAATCTTCCCCCCAATCCATATCATAAATTTTATACCACTTAGGGGCAGCGTCGCCCTCTCTCTGTTCCCATCTATAGGAAGCTGCCTTACCGTCCCCATCGTCAGATACAACTCTATAGTCATAAAGAGTAGGAACAACGTCACCTGCATTAGGTGTGTCCACGCCTGTTGGTAAATCAGCAGGTGTAGCAACGGAAGGTTGAGTATTGGGATATAAAACTGCAACAAGCCAATCTAGTGCTTGTTGTAAAGTAGTTACTGTAGGGAGAGCAGGGCTATTAAAAGCGAAGTCACCGATAGAGTGCTTTAACGGGTGCTGGCCTTGGTGCCATACTTTATGTCGAAACACATGAGATTCGATCATCTTAAATCTCCATAGTGGCTGCTACCCAAACACCAATCGATTCTTTACTCTTAATTACGATAGTGCTGGATGCATCTTTGTAGACGAGTTCTGTTTTTAGACAGTGATCTCCGTCTTCTGCGTGAAGGGGGGCTTGGTATATTTCAACCGCTCGGTCTGCCGTATCTAAAAGAATAAACTCTTTCTTTATCTCGTTTGACAGGGATGTAAGCATTGAGCTTACTTGGTCTTTGTTGGGTGCTTCCATCTATAGCTCCGAAAGAAGAAAGGGGGAGACAAGCTCCCCCGATTCAATTTTAGTAAGAGATAGTGTGGATAATCGCATTACAAGCTGGCTTCGCAACCTCAAGTTCTCCGAAAAGAAACATATCGAGGATATAAGCATAACCGGCAGTCGTACGTGTCTCGTAGTACTGCTTCCCATCAGGAGCGGTACGTTTACGGAACATTCCATTTGAACGGAAAGTACAAGACTTCCAATCCATGAAAACGATAATATCGTCGTCCCACTCTTGGATACCAACAAACTTAAGATATTTGCGGGTACCAACCTGCATAATAACAATCTCATCCCAACCGTAGATGGAAGCTTTTTCCGAATCAGGACGGACTTTGAAATCCCCTTTTCCGAGTTCAACTTTCTTCATACAGTTAGCAAGGTTCTTGAATGACATAAGAACGTCAGTCGCAGTTCCTCGGGCCTTAATTCTTACGTCTACATACGCATCAAAGATCTTCTCGATGATGTTGGTAGCACTAATGGCAGAACCATCAATGTTAATCGCCTGTAGGAACGGGTAAGAAAGCTTAGTCTTTCCGTGTAGGGTAGCAGAACCACCGTTAGCAGCAGAAAGAAGCGCAGACCGCAGCGAAGTAAAAATATCCGAAGCTGTCGCAACACCGTCATGATAAAATTTCGCATTCTGGGCTACTGAATAAGCAGCAAGGTTAGCAGCAGCACCACCACGTGTGGCAGAAAATTCAACCGCACCTAGTGAAACATCAATGCCGATAACATAAACGTCTAGAGCAGCAGAGTCGTCGTCGTCAATAGAACATTTCTGATCTAGGCAAAAACGGTCAACTCTATCAACTACAAAGATACCAGTGGCAGCGTTTGTGTCGGCTGTTGCTGTTGCAAAATGTGGACCTGTTCCTAACTGGACAGAAACAACTTGCTTCATATACTCCATGAAGTCGTCGATTGTGTCAGGAAGAACACGTAGGAAAGTAGACTCTTTGATTTTACCATCATGCTGAAGTAAATCAGTATGGTTGAAAATCATCGATCCCCAGATCTCTTTATATGCGTCGATTGAACCACGGATATATTTCGATTGAGCAATGTCAGCGGAATCTGTTAGGCCGCCTACTTTAATAGAAGATGCACCTTGCGCTTTGAAAGGTACGATAATTTTTCCACCCTTCCACTTCTGATCTTTTTGAGCATGTGAAAGAATGTAATCTCGTTTTGTTAACTCTTCTTTAAGAAGAGAGTTCGGCAAATATTCGTTAAGCATATCTTGAAATGATCGGTCTGTTGCGTACATCGTTAGGTTTGCACCTAGAATGTAGCAAAAAAACCGTAAAATTGGTGTTAACATTTATGACTCCTTAATCGTCATCGTCCAGTTCTTGGGCGTGGGCCCGTAGTTCATCTACGGATTTAAACACTCGTTTTGCGGGAGATTGAGACGCTCCACCTTTCACGGTAGGAATGACTTTTTTATCTCTCGGATCAGGTGTTGCTTTAGGGGGTTCCGTGGCTTCCGGTTCCGAAGGCATTACCTCGTCAGGGATTTTTTCAGTAGGGAAGAAAGGCTTAACCTTTGTATCTATGAAACCCTGAATCGCTTCTTCTTGGGTAAGAATGGTCTTTCCACCCGTCTGTCTTTCAACATCAGTTGCGTAGTTAATAACTTCTCGACGAAAACTGGCTGGCTTGCCTATCTTGCTATCATAGAAATCTGCGTAAGTTTTTACATCAGCTTGGTCTAGCTTCTGGTCTAGGAGTTGTTCTTGGCTTCGAACATATTCATTTTGTTGGTCTGAGCGTAGATTGGTATTATCCTGCTCGGTAAAATATTGAGAATTTCGGCTCTCGACAGTATTATTGTAAACTTGTTGTTGTTCTGGAGTCAACTCTCTTTTTTCAAGAATCTTTGCAGCATGTTGAAGAACATCATCGTCAGACAGTCGGGCAATCTTCTGAATATTATCAATATCCTTATTTTGAACCAAATGATCCAAATAACTTAAAGTACTTTGGCCCTCTTTTGATGAAGATTGTAAAGTTTCGAACTCGCTTTTCAAATGCTGATTTTTAGACTTCATGTGATCTAATCCAGCCGCTTTTTGATAAACTTCAACTAATTCTTCGTTTTGTTCCTTAGAAGTGATTGATTTACTAACCCACTCAGGCATTTCGTGCTTCTGGTCTAGTGCCTTATAATTTCTATCCGGTACAAAACTAACTGGTTCTGCTGGAACTACTTCTGGGGCAGGTTCGCCTTCAACTTGTTCTGGAACTACTTCAGGTTCTGGAACAACTTCTGGTTCTGGAACAACTTCTGGTTCTGGAACAACTTCTGGTTCTGGTTCTGGTTCTGGTTCAGGTGCGGGATCTTCTTCTCTTTTATCGAGTTCTACAATCGCATCATCGGGGCCATTGTCTATTTCATCGGCCTTAGCTCTAAGGGCATCAAAATCAAATCCTCCGCCTTCTACTGCTTCGGGTTCTACTTCAGGTGCAAATAACATTCTGCCAAAATTCACTTCTATCTCCTTGGTTTGGTTTTAACCAAAGTTATAGTTCCTCACATATATGGAACTCAACTCTGCCTTTGATTCATAAGGTCGCCCATCTCGGCTTTAACCCCATCATTTAATTGTTCAAGTTTTTCTTGCCCCGTTCCTTGGGCCTCTAACTGTTTTGTTAACCATTCTATCGCACGTTGCGGTAGCCTAGCTCTAACTGTTTCTCCTTCAGAATCGTTAATATACATATCAACTTTCACCAAAGGCCCATCCGTGGGAATATATCCAGATTGCGCACGTTGAATTTTCAACTGCACATCTACCTCTTTTTGTTCATGTTCTTGAACATACCGGTGGTAGATTTGTTGAATTTGTTGATCTAAAGAACGAAAATCTGGTTTCTTCATTCTATTAGTCGCTCTACTTACTAAGTAAGTGTGGTTATCATAAGGGCCATAAATAGGTTGTTCCCCTCGTTCCATCGCGAGCATATCATTCTTGCTCATATCGTAGTCTAGCGTCAAGTCTCCGTAAGCCTCTTCGTAATTCATAAAAGGCATGGCCCTAACCATCTTCCCGATATCGTTTTTCTCTAAGTTGTTACCAACATATTGAAGAGTGTGATTAATCGCCAACTGTTTTCCTAACATGGTGTCAGCGTCATCAGAGATCGCTTTAATATCAAAACGGAAGCGGTTCTTCTCAGAGTGCTTAAACTCTTCGACGTTAACCATTTCAGATTTACCTATCATTGGTATGATGTGGTACTCCTCAAGATATTCTTTAAGAAGGTCTAAACTTATTTCTGCAATCCGTTTAACGAAATCTTCAAACTCTTCACAATACTTCTTAAACTTTTTCTTGTTCCGCATGGAACTATAAAGAAGCGCGTAAGAATCCATTTTACCATCACGGGATTTTTCAGATTCATAAACATTCATTACTTCGTACAGTTCTCTAATTTGTGATTGCATGTACGGTAAGTATTGGTCACCGGAACGTCCCGCTAAAATTTTAGGATCAGCACCACCGGCAACAGAAATTCCTCTAACCCCCGGAAGTTTACCAGCGTCAGAAATTCTTGAACCGTTTGGTAAGATTAATTTATCATCTCCTAACGTAACTTGTGCAGTAGCAATTGCAGAAGCCGATCTGTTTATTTCAATTTGGTAAGGACGCATTTGTTTAATAGGTGAACGACAACGTGCAGACGTTGGAATTTTATTAAAGCCGCATGAGGCGAATGGCCAGATGCCATAAGGTAATGGGCCTTCTGCTAAAACTACATCACGTGTTGCTAGAAAATAGTATCCTTCAGGGTACAGCATACAAGGACGGTAGTAATGCTCACGAACCAAAATACGATCAGTTTGTTTTTCATAACTCGCAGACTCCCCATCGAAAACTAAGTAAGTGTTCTCTTCATTATCTAAAATGGTTGAATACATTCCTCTTGCTTTATCGTTCCCTTTAAGGAGTTCTTTGACGACAGACTTCTCAACCATCTTTCTAACAATATAATAAGGAGACTCGTCCATTGTTTGAGAGGTAGGGCACCTTAATAGGTTAAAACCATACACTTCTTCCACACATAATTGGCCTGAATACACCGGTTTATTCTTATCAGGGGTAGGGGAGCTATCGTCACTGTACATTCCCTCACCAAGTTCATCAGTTTGTTGATCGTAACCGATGATATCTCCTTTATAGGTGTCCCAGAACATCTTCGCGTGAACTTCACCAAATTGAACGAAGTTTTCGCCAAATTGCCTTACTCTACCTCGGAAATTTAACAGTTTTTTGTGATGATCCCACACGGCCTTATTCAACTCAGCAGTTTTCTGATCCTGAATTTCATCTTCGTTATTAGGGATACAGGTTACATTAGGGGCATTCGATAGGATGTTACCGGTGATAATTCCACAAATGGTCGCTACGTGGTTCTTAGTTAAGCGCAGTCGTTGACTGTCGGTTAGTTCTTTGGTCGATCTAATCCGGTTCCAAAAACGCGATCCTCGTTTGTTATAGTGATCTCCACTAACAAGAAGAAGATTTGAACGCATCTCTGCGAACATTTTATCATCGTTACTATTGGCTTTCGTGTATAAAACATCAAGCTCTGCTGCGCTCAAGTTCGGCATAATCGTCTCCTAAACTTTTTTCCATTTCTTCTATAGTGCCGTTTGCTACAAGTCTTTCGTACTCCGCAGGATCTTCTATATGCATCGTAGATAAGTCATTCTCTTTTTGAATGAGTTCGGCTTCCTTCATTGCGAAGCCTGCTTGTCTATCTTGTTCATCTAAAAGTTCTTGAGGTACTTCTGCTTCTGGCCCTATACTGATCTGTAGAGGTTTGGGTGTTTCAATGATGGTCTCCGCTTTGGTCTCAAACGAAAATTTGAGTTCCCCTAATTCAAACGAGGTAACTCCATGTGAATCACATTTTTCAATTATAGTACAGACCTCTTTACAAGTTAAAGCTTTTTTTTCAGTTGTCATACATTTCGTTCCATTCGGCCAGTTCCGCTTCGATCTCATCTTCATTTTTCTCTTCAAACATCATCCCGCGCCGAACATCAACCTCATTCATTTCAGGGGTCTTTTTATCAATCTTTGCTTCTTTATAGCGGTCAACTGCAGCTTCCCAGTTCCAATTAATACCCGCAGCGATATACCTGACAGTATCAATATAATCATCTTTAGCATTTTGCTTTTTAACATCTTTCGTCAGCCCTTCTATCTCGATGGGTAAACCTTCAAGTTCTTCGGTGTCGAAAATGTCGAGCATCTTATTTTTAAACAATGTATTTAAAATCTCAAACCCACGCTCATGATTTTTATCCGCAGGGGTAAACGTCTCACCTAGTCTGCTTGCAAAAGTATGGAAATCCTTAGCGGCCCAATCGTACCACTGGGTTACCATGCGCTGACTTCCTCGCAACATACGGTACTTTTCTAAGATATCAGTGGAGGTTGTGATCTCCATCTTGTTACCCTTCCAACCCTTATAAACAATTCCCTTCTTATAATCAGGCGACACCGCGACGAATGTCATCGCAGCAGGATGCCCTCCCTTCCCACCTGAACCAATATCCACAGCGGAGTAGATATGCCAATCCTTATCAATCTCGTGTTCCTCAACGACGTTCCTAGCTCTGCTAAAAGATGGTATCCGCAGCCCCTCGTCCATAACAAAACGGCCAAAGACTCTTTTCTTCACAGCGTTCTCGGTAGCACAATTGTCTATTACGCCCTGAATCTTCTCTTTAGTCCACGGAGTGTTGGTATCGCCGTCTTCATATTTTAAGCAATCGTACATGGTAGCGTGAATCTTCATGGCGTTTTTAAACGTCTCATCCCGCTTCCCAATTCTTTCCATCGCCTTATAAAATATGGCCTGTCCTCTCGTTGCGGTAAAACATAAATTAAAGTAACCACTTTGAGCGACTAGTCGTAACATGACTTCATCTAACATATCTTCAGGAATTTCTTCGTCGACAAAACAGGCCCATAAAGTGGCCGCTTGTATTTTGTGAACGTCTTGAGAGTAAGTCTTAAAATAAGTAGGGGGTCCATTCTTCCAAACGATCTTTTCGACTTCTCCCGCTTTGTATTTAGCGGTCCACCCATACTTAGGATGGTTTTCCATTTTACCCCGAGGCATAAATTCTGGAACCCATTTTGTTTCAAATTCTTGAGTGGCCAATTGTTTTGAAGGGTACATATACCAAAAGAGGCGGGGTACCGTCCTCCAAAGATGGGGCCATAATTTGTCTTCGGTAGACCAATGTACCAATTTTCTAATATTTGTGGATGATTTGGAAATCTGGTTGGCCGCACAAAGCATTGTTACGGGGTTTGTCGACTCGAAATATTTTCGCGCCCACGCATAAAACTTAAAACTGTATAAATGAGGTAAATCGTTCTGTAGCTGTTCCCTAGCTTGAAGAACTCTCATTTTCTCTTCGAGATTCTCCATCAATTACTTCTGCCTCAATTATTGTGGGGGTATTAGGGATTATGCTTCCTTCTAATCGTCTTATTTCCTCTGCCAATACATCAGCTGCCTGATCTTTTATTTCAGCAGGTACATCAGCATGAACGTGTAAATTAGTTCCAGTTGTTTTGGTTTCGATTTTTTTAACTACCGCACCTTTAGCTCTGTCGCTCAACATATTGACCGTTTTTAGCATAAGATCCGCTACCTTCACGTCAGGCACTTTTCTTGTCTCGTATTTGTCTTTTCCTGCCTTTGAAACTTCTATTTTGTAAAGAGGAAATTCAAAAATTTCTCGTATCTTTCCGAGGCCGTAAGTTAATGCTTCATTTATCGCTAAATCGTAATCTACAACAGGGTAAAGCATCCAAGCCTTGCTTTTTGGCTTCATTGTGATCTTAAAAAATTGATCTTCTGAACAAACCCCGCGCCAAATGTTCTCCTGAACCATTTTATCGTTATCTTCCTGCGCCCTATCGTATTCATCCCAAAAAGACATTCTCAATCTATTCAGGGTCGGGGTCGGCTGAACAACTTTACAAAGGTTGTACTCATCTTTGGATAAAAGAAGTTTGATGCTGGAAGTGTTTAATGCCATTGCAAATTCATCAGTGGTTATGTTGACCATTGAACGTGGATTTGACGGATCATTGAAGTCCGAAACTCGCACTAATTGCTGAGAAGGTATGTCTTTTTCTGGTTCACTCACGTAGTTATGGTGCGGGGTGTGTGAGGGGTAAGTCAACTAAATAATCGTAATTATTCCCCCCCCGTTTTTTCTGGAGACGCGGATATCATACACACACCTCAGCATTTCGACCCACCCCCCTATTAATATCAGCTACTTAGGACACTTAGATCTAAGGTGTTGTTATCATTGACCTCTATAATATCAGCTACTTGCATAAGTCTATGATATTAAAGGTCGATCCCGAATCTGCGTAGTAGAACATTGCGACACCTTGAGTCACTTACCCCACATAACTATGGTTATCGGGGGTACAGTGGAGTGTTAAGTCACTGATATCATGGTGCGGGGTGTGGAATCTCCGCATCTAGTTTGAATTGTTAAGAAATCTTAACAATTGAGGGGCGGGGTGAAAATGAAGAAAGGTGAGAGAGTCTGGCGCTACCTATTAGTTAGCCGTATTGCTATGCATTGACTTCATTAGTATTTATACTTGATTAACAGTGCATATACTTGACTCTTTTACTTGTATTACTTGACTTTTTTGCTTATACTGATAACAGAATGCATCAAATAACTTGGTGCATAGAAAAAGGGATATGTTTATGTGCGAAAAATGTAATGATTCAAAGCCAATAGATTCGGCTGAATCGGATGAAGATCAAATCTTTTACTGCGATGTAACAGGGGACGAAACACCTAAAGGCGATTTACAGGCCGTCACTAGTAGTGGTGGTGTTGCCATGAAAGTTTGTCCTAGTGAGTTAAGAGAAAACTTCTTTAAGTGTAGTGACTGCGGCGGCTATCATCACGACGATAATCAACGCTATATAGAAAACCGTGATGATGTTTGCGATGATTGTTATTGTGAATCTTATTTTCACTGCGATGACTGCGGCTGTAACCACCACCAAAATGATTATAATAGTACATGCGACGGTGGTGTGTGTGATAATTGCATCGACAACTATGAAAGGTGTGAAGAGTGTGGTGAGCGTAGTGCCCTTAATTTATCCGAAGGTGAGGAGTGTCCTAATTGTGGTCACTGTAGTTATAGTGACAGTGAAGAAGATTATGGGATCATATACCACTACGATTATCGCCCTGATTTTGTCACGTTCGGTACAGCTACAAAGAAAAGCCCATTTTTAGGCTTTGAAATTGAAATAGAATCAAGAAATGATCGGGAAGAACTAGCGCAACACTGTAATGACTCTTTTATAGACTGTTATTTAAAAAATGATGGTTCACTAAACGATGGTTTTGAAGTTGTATCAATGCCTAAAACTTTAGAAGAGCATCGAGAAAGCGGCTATGAATCCGCTATGAAAAGAGCTATTGAATTAGGGGGCAGGTCGCACAACACCGAAACGTGCGGTATCCATGTTCACATTGATAAAAGCGCGATGAGTGAAGCGCATAAAGTCAGATTCGGGATGTTCTTTGCTCTATGCAAACCTCAACTAGAGGTTTTGGCTAGGCGTGACAGTCAACGGTGGTGTGAGTACAAGGAAATAACTCGAAACTTTAGAGACTATAAAGAAAATGAGGGTGATAGGTATGAGGCTATCAATTGGCTTAATCGTCCGACCGTGGAAGTAAGGATTTTCAAAGGGACGTTAAAATATTCTACTTTCATGGCCTCTATGGAATTGTGTCACGCTGTTTATAATTTCACCATGGACAAGCATTCTTTTTCGACTCACTTAAACGATAAGAAAGTGTTCAATCGTTTCTATAAGTTTGTTTTAAAGAATCGTCACGAGTACATGGTTCTAATTAACTATATAGATACTAAAGAATATTTTACCGACGAAATTTTGAATAGCGCACCTAATCCAGCAAAGGGTATTTATAAAACTGATACTCCTAAAGAGTCGCTTTATAAGTCACTTGCTATGGATAATTTCAGTGAGCTATCTTGCCAAACATTAGCAGATTTTTCTAGTGTACTTCAAGAGACTAATGAATCTATTCAATTTTCTAATCTTTGCACGCTCCTAGTAAATCTAAATTTTAGTCATTCTAGAATACTATCAGTCTTACAATGTTTCAGAGAGTCGGATATTTTAAGTGAAAGGTTTAATTCTGATAATAGAATGTACAGCTTAAAGGAATATTTAGACAGTATTAGGAGTGATACTCTTGATAGCTTGACTGATACTAGTCGCCTTCGCGCCCACTTAGGTTTAAGTTTATTATTCGGTACTAGTGCTGTTAATTCTATTACTCAAATTGCAGTCGATATTCTCCCCGTAGGTATTTACGATAGGTATGAAGCTCTAATTGATGCGTTGACTACTCTTAATTATACGCTTGAAGCTATCCGTGACATTTTAGACTGTATAGTTGCGTCTAATTTCTACGGTACTCACTTTAATAATAACGTACGTGCCACCGATTTAGTTAGCTACCTAGCTCAATTAGCTAGTCGCCGGTATGCTGTCTCTTTTTAATATTACTTTTATTAACTGTACTACTTCCAACAAAGGAAAATTTTATGTGTTTAGCTGTATATAGTCCTAAGATGACTAGTTTTATGAATGATGAAGATATTTTTGAGGCATGGCACGCGAATCCAGACGGCGCGGGTATCTCAATTTCAGACGGTAAAATAGTTTCGATAATGAAAGGCTTTATGGAATTGAAAGATTTAATGAGTTATATAGACGCGAATAGGGACCGTTTAAATACTTGCGCGGCCTTGTTGCATTTTCGGTGGTCTACTAGTGGTGGTACTTGCCCCGAATTAACTCACCCATTTCCAGTATCCAATAGCAATGAAGCTGTAAAAAAGTTATGCCTAGTGACTGAAAAGGCCATTATTCATAACGGCGTAATCTATCAACCAAATATTAAAAACTATTCGGATACCGCGGTATTTAGTCGATGGTTAGATTATGCAAAACCTACTAGGAAGAAAATTGAGACCATGCTAGGAGGGGATAGACTTGCGATAATGACGGCGGATAGTGTTGAACTAATTGGTGACTGGAATGAAGAAGAAGGAATCTTTTATTCTAATACTCACTGGCGCTATCAAGGTAACCCAGTAGGTAATAGTTTAGAGTTAGACCAATGCCCGTGCTGTGATTCCTACGATGTAGAATTTATAGGTCGATACACTGAAACTTTTGAATGCATGGAATGCGGCGCTGTTTTCAATGATGCGGACATGCTTAAACCACAATTTGATTTTGAAACTTTCCAGAAAGAAATTTTTGAGGCTGAAAGCACGCCTACACTTGGTGGTGAGTTTAAAGACTTAAACGATTTTAAAGACTCTATTGATCCTGATGACTATTTAGACCTTGACGGTCTTATTGATCGTTTTCAATTTAGTCAAGCAACGCTAGGGGATAGAAACAAAAAAGGAGCTTAAGATGTTTCGTAAACTTGAAAGAATAGTTTACGGTAATGCTGGAACAAGTTTAGTCATGATTGTCACTTGCTTATACTTGTTACTTAAATGCTGTTAGACTATGGGCCTCTCCTTCTAGGAGGGGCTTTTTTTGGCCTTCTATTTTAGCTCCTAAACGCTCCTATTAAAATTCGCTACCCTTTACCTTCCTAAAAGTACCGTGCTTTTAAGCGCCTCTCATCCTTCCTAGGTACAGCTTCAAACCATAGCGAATGCGCCCCATATTCTACTTCTAAGGGCTTTTTAGGCTAAATAGGTGCCTACAGTGGCATTGGAGCGCCCTTGCTTTAAACGCGGCTGTAAATACACTTAAGTTACTGAAACTAGATCAAATACCTGTAAGTAGCTGATTCCTGGTTAAGTGCTTGTAATCAGGTAAACCTAACAAAATCAAGGACTTAGCTAAGTAGTTGAAATCTAGTGACCCATAAATAGGGCGAAAAAACGCCCTATAGGTCGACTTGGGGGAATCTCAGAGAGGGGGTGGGTTATTTTCCGAGGCCTCTATTTCTTTGTACACCTTCAGTGCTGATAGTTTCGAAACGATTAAACCCACAAGCATTTCATTATCCAATCTATCTGGGTCTAGTCCGTCTTCTCTCAACAGGTCAAAAAGCTCATCTGTTGCGGGCAGCCATCTAAAATCCATGACTGATCGCAGGGCAGCTGTAAAATTTCTGGTCTCAGTTTCCCTGATTAATTTCATCACCTGATATTCACTCACTCTTACGCTGGTCGGTCTTTCTTCTGTTGAATAGCCCATTTTTATTCTCCTAGGGTAAAAGGGACATTAGGGGGGTACCTCAAACTCACTACATACTCTGTACTCTTATATTTTTGTAGTGTAAATAAGTATATAAATATATTCATACAGATAATAGCTTATAATTTATATATAAATAACCCTAAATACCCTAAATACAAATTTATAAAACAATTACGGCTACTTAATGCGGGGAGGTACGGTACATTTAAATTCACTTTAGGGTATTCCAATCTCCCTAAAAAGTTGACACACCCCGCGCCAACAATTCTCATTGACTCACTTTTTTCTTGTCCCCTCCAAATTTCAGTGCTAGAATGAACTTAAACGTAAGTTCAGAATGACCTTCCAAAATCAGAACCGCCACCACAAAACAACCACTTAACCGCTACCCCTCAGAATATACGAACCTAAAAAGCAGCCCACAGACACAAAAAAAGCACCAACTATTGTGTATATCCAATAAAAAATAGGGCAAAAATGTGTACAGAAACGATGAAAAATTGATTGTTTCTGGTCCAAATATGGACCAACCCGCACCAAAAATGTCCAAATATGGACCAATAATTTTGGTTCTCTAACCAATATTACAAATCATGATATGTAATATTTCACCGGTATTACGACCCATAAAGCTCCCCAAACTCCAGGATCCCTTGCAATATAACCGACTTGCCCGCACCGTTTTTTAACTATATGCCTTGGGGTATAATCCCTCCATGCCCATTGAACTCACGACGAATTTGAAAGCTTTAGGTGATTTCCAAGAGATAATCGAAAGTTGGGTGCCTAAAGGGAAGAGAATCACCAAGATATATGAGGTCCATCCTCATCCTCTCAAAAGAGACCAGTTTTACGCCCATATCACTACCCACACTCACCGCTGCTATCAAATTGGCATGTATGTGACCCATTATCGTCTCGAGCGCCTGAAGCCATTAGAAAGACGGCTGAAGGCCTACACAACTATTGATCTTCTTATGCATTTGGCCCACGAATTGAGTCATTTATGGTTATGGGATCACACCCCGCAGCGCCAGATCATTGAGTGCGAGATAACCAAAGATTTTATGAACCGTTTAACCGAGTTGGGTTATGACTCTGAAGAGACGGAATACTCCCAAAGAAAGTCCAATAGGCCTAAAAACTACTCAATAATCCGCTCCTAAAGTACCGTTATCATGACTATTTATAATACTTGACTTTTACCGTATAGTACCGTACTATAGTCAAGTAATGAAAATCAAAACTATAGCAGAACATTTTGAGGACTACTTTAAGAAGATCCACGCTCCTATTAATGAAGCTATAAAGCAGAAGAATATCGAAAAGATGCGAATTAAAAAGAAGCACCAACTAAAAAAGGACCGTAAATGAGTAAATGTCTAAAGATGTTGGTTCAGCCTTACGGTAAGAAAGTTAAGCACCAATATGTTGAGAGAACTAGTGATGGTAGACCAGTGTACATTGTCCTTCTAGGGATCAATACTACGGCCTCATTCGCTGATGACAGTAAGCATATAACTACTAACACAATTCAAGAAATGAAGTGCGCTTTAAAATTTATACACAAGGCGTAATGGTACGGGGTATCAGTTGAGAACAATTCAAACAGAACTAGCGAAAATTAATTTCGTTTTAAGAGGAAATAACATGACCAAAATAAAACAAGGCGGAAAAGTTGACCCGTCCAAATTAGTCGGCAAAAAACGGTATCCAAAAGAGGTCCGAGAAGCTGTACGAGCACGCATTTGTGCCCTTCAGTATCGGGGTGAGCGAATCAAGGACATTACTCAAATCATGCAAAACGAGGGGTACAAGTGTCCTCAAGGAAACGTAATTCAGGAATACCATGTGAACAACCAATTATTTGCAGTTAGGAAGATTGCTGAGAACGCTGCGAAGAAGAGACGAGAAAATAAGGCCGCTGCGAAAGTTACGAGTTTGAGTAACAGTGACCAACGAATTAAGAATGTTTTAGAGGTACAGGACAAGATCAGAAGTGCCGTACTCCCTGCGATAGTAGAACAAATTTTAGTTGGCAAGGGGAGCGCTGAGAGAAAGGTGGCCATGGTTAGGGCCTACTACGAAATATAGAGGAGGACAGAATGAAAATTGAGAATATGAAGACTGAGGAGTTACTTACTAAAATTTTCACTACGGACGAACTTAAAGAAGCAGATAAAATCATCAAGGTTTGCCGTAAAGACAATGTTCAACCGAACGCTACTTTGAAGCGTGAGTTTGTAACGCCAGAAATGATGAAGAAGGTTGAGAAAAAAGCAGGGCAGAAAATGGATGCGAGTTACGTAGGGTATCTCGTGGAATATTACTTCACACTAAGGGAAGCGTAATGGAAGAAGAAACTGTAGATATGGTCATAGCACTAGGGCCATTTATGTTTACCGTAAAGAAAGGTGCGCATGGATTTAACATTTGGATGGGTGAAACTTTCTACGACTCGGCAGGTGTAGCTTTCGCAACACCGGAAAAAGCAAAAGAGGCGCTACTCTATCATTTTAGAGAGGAAGCGACACAGTGAAAATAGTACGAGAAGCTAAAATATTAAACTACCTATCCGACGAGGAAATTCACAAGTCCTCGTTGGGCAGGAAGAAGCCCAAGCCGAATTACCCTCACCCAGTAGGTGCAGCTAACCACATGAGTAAGTTAAACCCTGACAAGGTCCGTAGTATTAGGACTTACCGAGGGAAATTATCAGATCGTAAAACTGCCAAGCTGTTTGACGTTACCAAGACCACGGTACGAAACATTTGGTTTGGGATAACATGGAGACACGTAGAATGAACCTAATAGCTTGCAGACACGGTGACGTTAAAGTTGATTCCGAAGATATGAAACGAATTAAGGACTCGGGGTGGAATGTAAGCACCCAGTTAGTAAACGGTGAGTACCTAAATGTCAGGATGATGAAAAAAATAGAGGGTAAACAGAAACAGAGGTCACTCTCTCGGTTTATTATAGATGCACCTAAGGGTAAGATCGTCACCTTTAAAAATAAAGACACCTTAGACCTTAGGAAAGATAACCTTATTATCACCACCCACTCAGGCAAAAGAGAGAACTCTCACCCTAAAAAATTTGGTGTTTGTAAGTATAAGGGAGTTCACAGGCAAGGTACAAAAACTTGGATAGCGCAGATAAGGTATAAAGGAATATCTCGACACCTAGGGGTATTTAACAGCGAAGAAGATGCAGCAAAAGCTTATGATAAAGAGGCCCTTAAACGATTCAAACACCCTAGACTTAATTTTCCTAAAAACCCCGCACCAGTAATGCGGGGGTAGAAACATTTTCAAAGGACGTAGAATGAAATTAGCAAACTACATAGAAAAACTGAACAAGCTACTAAAAGAAAAAGGGGATCTACCTATTATTTATTCCATGGACGAGGAAGGAAATGGATTTGATCTGGTAATTCATGAACCCACAGCAGGTGTTTTTGAAGAGAATGACTTTACTATTGAAAGTGAATCTTTAGGGAAGCCTAATGTTATCTGTATAAATTGAAGCCACCGCCTGTGTGCTACAATAGTACATGGGCAAATTTTTCCTCATTCTCACACTAATTTACTTTTCTTATGAATTACCAGACCCCGCGCCAGATTACGAGGCGGACTTTGATTCGGAAATTTTTGCCGTATATAACGGTGATGGAATTACTGAGGCCTATATGCAGGATGCGGTGTTCGAAAAAGCCTTGACTGTTGTTGAAGAAGTTCGAGAGAGGTGGGAACTTTCACAGGATATTGTTGGCGGTGATTAACGAATTTTATTTCAGCGTCAAAGGATAATATTTCTTCAGTAGATATTTCAACAAAACGACAGTACTTTCTCTCTTCAATAACCTTAATCTCTCGCTTCACTAATTTGCGAACACCTAGGCCATCGTCGTCTGTTATAAGTACGTGTTCAATCATTTCTTAAGCTTCTTGACTCGTTCTAACCATTTCGTAACTGAACAAAGTATACAATCAATAAGAGGCAGATCAGGGTCTATAGGAAGCCTACATAAACAACCCCAATTAGCAGCATTGGACCTCCTGTTTTCCATAACAGGTTTAGCTATGTTTACTAACTCTATTAATTTTAGTTTTTGCAACTCTCTGCAATTTTTAGATATAAATGCATCAGGGATAGATATTTCATCCAAGTTTTCAATACATGAACTGTTATTATCTATAAAACAATTGTTACATAATTTAAAGTCAGGGTCTTTCATCCTTTATACCTTTGGTAACCTTTAGTTTTAACCTTACCTCTTTCCATCCAATCTGAAATTTCATCGCTTTGGTCATTTAAAAGCTCTATCTCATAGATACCTTCATCAACAAATTCTGCCCAATCATAAAGTCCTTGAACAACGTCAGTGTATTTACCCCAAGCGCTATCCACGTGCCGTTGCATTGAGAACCTGCCCGCCATAAACCATATAGCTGAAAGTATAAAAAGGAGAATAAAATCAACCATTTTTTTCACCTTTCTTTATAGCTTCATTTACTTTTTCGATATACAACTTAACTTCAGGAAATAAACTCCTAAGCTCTAAAACCAAGGTAGTCGCTGCGTCCAGTTGTTCCGTTAAGTCTTTATTTTTCGTTTTAAGCTGGTCCATAACCGCTATCATTTGTTTCGGGTTCATTCTGACTCCTGATGTTCTCTAATTTTAGCTTGATGCTCTTTAAGTTTAATTAATATGTCTGCCCAAGTTTCAAAAGATAGAAACCTCCATGCAGGAATTTCATATTTGAAATCTTTAATCTGAAGAACTACGTTATCCTCTTGAGTCACCATCATATCTTGAGCTATAACAGCTACCCTAACCATGACTTCATTAAGCAGCATCGCCTTCGTTAATTTTTCTGAGAACATTACAACCTTCTCCCAAGCATTTCTTCAGCTTCTTCCTTACTCACCGTATGCCAACAACCCTTAGAACGACGGATAGGGGAATCACTAGGGTGCATTAACTTAGCTTCAAATATAGTTTGAATCAGATACTTAGGTTCGGGTTCTTCATACTCGATTGTCAGTTTATAGGGAGTAGCGTCTGTTTTTTCAAGGGTATTACGGTGACCGCAAGCCTCTTCGCCTTTATTTAAACGGTTGATAAATCCTTCTGATACCCATCTCGTTACTTTCTTTTCCATTGTTTTCTCCTTTGCGATGTATTCTTGGTAGTATTTCAAGCCTTCCAGCGAATCTTGTAAAGCTTGAATAGGGTTCTCTTGAATTTCAGTAAGTACACGCCATGGTTTTTCACACTTAGAGCATTCAATATTCTCTTTCAACGTGGGGTAACCACAATGATTACAATAAACAATGTCTGGACGATAACCCATAAGAACTCCTAATAGTGTGAACTGATACCGTTATCTACCGTACTTTCATTAGTAACGCAAGTACTAGGATCAAATTCCCCTATTCCTTTGAAACAAGCTACACCTGTAGATTTTACCGTGTCGAATCGACCCCGCATCATCTTATAAAAGGCCTGTTTTGTTATTTTCTGCCGACCCCGATTCGTGTCTGCTAGCCACTTGCGGAATATTTCCCACACGTCCAGACACTTCATTTTATCTTCAGGATTTAGAACTGGAACCTGCGAACCAACGCCTTGTACTTCCTGCGCTTCAAGGTCAAATACAAACTGGTCAATTACGTTATACTCGGACTGCCAATCATCTAATGTTTTAAATCCAGACTCGGGTTGGGTGTATTGTCCGTTGTGTTCGCACAACCTTTTGATGCCTTTAAGAGCGAAGTTAAGAACGCCTTGGGGATTGTTATTAAAAACTTTGTTTCCGAAATTCCGATCATGAGTGTATCGTCCCTTAGAATCTTGAGTTGACATTGTATTGGAAAATCCAATGAACACGACTCGTCTGCTAAAAGCCTTGGCGTTAGAATCGAAATTTTTAGGCAGGTCGTTAGCCCCAAATCCATGTACAGCAGGTAGGGGTGCGCGAATGTTTTGTTTACCTTTACGCTGAATAGTGAAAGGCATTCTGTCCTCAATTTGTTTAAGAACGCTTGCCTCGATTGCGGTGTTAGATCTAATATCGGTAACGATGTTGACCATCTTTCCAATGAGCGGTTCAATGAGGAAACCTCTAAAATCACTGGGGTCAACTGCCCCAACATTATCGGGGGACAATAGATTGTTAAGAGTGATGAACACCGTTGACTTGCCACACCCCGCCGCACCGTGGAGGAAAAATATTTTTGGAAATATTGGCATAACGGCGGCACCGTACAATTCGCAAAGAGCGATTTTCTTTTCTTCCGCGTCGGCATCACCTTTAAAAATATCTTCAAGCATTTGGTCAAACGACTCATTGCTGTCTCCGTCCTCTTGGTATTCTAAATCAATTCCATTAGTAGCGTAGTCCAGCCTTGAGTGTTCGTGCTTTTCTAGCTTATACCCCGCAGCTGTTTGGTTCACATGCAGAGTACAGTCTCTTAATACTAGTCTATCACCCTTGGGGATTTTCATATCAATTGCTGCTGGTGGGGAGGGGATATAGTGGGTAAACATTTTGTAGGTAGATTCTATTTTCGTATTAGGAGCATCTCCGAAATACATTCTGGATATAACTCTTTTGATTGACTTCACATCATGATCGGAGAGTAGATACCATTTCCCATCCTCAGTGTACTTATAAAGATCGCCGTCCTGCTGAACCATATCTGACTTTGCTGCATTTAAGAGCGTCGTCGCCTTGTCATAAGAAATTCCGAATTTTTGAATGAGCATTTCGACGATGGCCATTTCTTTTGGTAGGTCTGGCCCCTTGCCAGTTTTTGGCATTGGGACTTTTTCTCCGTGTTCAATCTTCTTTTTTGCCACGGTAGCAAAGAGGTCAGTGTAATGAAGGGCAGCTCTGTTGGGGGCATCCCCCTTTTGATATTTACAAGTTCGGCAATTATAATATGTTGAAGCGTAACCCGTATTATATTGGTCATCATATTTGAGAATTTCACGAACGGCCTTAGTTATATGGAATTGTTTGTTGATGTAACCCATCATCTTTTCCGCCATGGCGGAATGGGCACCACTTCTAGATCTATCCTTATAGCCTTCAGGTATTTCTTCAGCAGACTTAGGAGCGTATCCTGCCATCTGTGTGTGGTCTTGAGTTGTTAGATCAGCGGGGGAGAATTGATCCGCTATGCCGCCTACAGAATTTGTATTGGCCTGCTGTGACCTACTTCCTAGGAGTGCTACGATTTGTTGACTTAATTTTTCTAACCAATCAGAAGGAAGGAAGGGAAGGGTGTCTTTCTCTATCGTTAGCAGAGATGTGTCTGTAGGAGTACCGTCCTTTATACACCACTCATACTTCTTCTTAGTATCAGGATGAATAGAGGGCGGAAGTACGGTCTGCCGACCTGTTGAAATTAACTCGAATAAATTATCACGCTTAGTTAGAGGGTTTTTGTAATTTACTGTGAGTTCTCCATTATAACGATAG